AAATTGTCGCATTCTCATCAGCAGTATTGTCGTCGTGCAACGTTACTGCGTCACCCGCTTGGAAAGGAAGCGTATTCTCGCAAGTAAACGTTGCTACCGCAGAACAGTCACTTGTCAGACTAACTGGCCATCTTTCGTCACGTATAAGTACATGCTGGCCAGCAACCATGCCAGTTGTGGTCGTCATGGGGATAATAGTATCGCCGGTATTGCAGCCGTCACCAGTAATTGGTTGGCTACCCACGCGCTGGAGTGTACCAAGCCACCAAGTACCCCCTACTGCCAGTGCATCAACAATTGTGGTTTCCACGGCAGTCGTATCATCAGAGTAGGTCGCAGTAAAGGCTACTGTGAGAAGAACGGCACCTATTGCACCACCAACAACCTCGACAACCAACGGCGCGTAAGTAACGTCGCTCGGCAGTACATTTGGATACGTTGGTGCGTTGCCACGATAAGCTCGTGCCAATTCTACGTTTTCAACCAAACACAAGTAAGCATTACTGATAGTGCCACCCTGTGTAGCTGCCCAAGCGTTTTTAATGTTGTAGCCAATTCGATAATGCTTATCGGCTATTGCGGCAGGCACACCCAAAAACGTACCACTAACGCCAGTAACATACCACATCTGGAAACCATCAAACATACTGTTGAGATCGCGAAAATAGGCATTATCAATCACTGGAACATATTCATTTAGAAACCGCGACTCCATATCTTCAATGTTTTCAAGAACGTGTTGCCCTGCAATATCTGTATCGCCTGTTCGCAGAATCACACTAGTAAAATCATCAGTCTCAGCAAAAGCCACAGACTTCACTAGGTCCTGCAATACAGCAGCAGCCAAATCCCATTCCTTTATTGCCGTAAAGTCATCAACCTGCGGCATGATTAAATCCTCTTAGCCACTTTAGCTTGAGCTTGAACTGCTACTGGAACTCTCCGAACTACTGCTGGATGAGCTGCTACTGGATGAACTGCTACTGGAACTAGACGAACTGCTGCTGCTGCTTGAACTTGAGCTTGAACTGCTCTCACTACTAGAACTACTACTGGAATATGACTGGCTGCTTGAGCTTGAGCTTGAACTATTCCGATCTTCAAAATTGGGTCGGTCGGGAAGAGCTAAAATCCGAATACCGTCTCCACCTGTACCGTTCGTCAAGGCTACACTGGCTACAGATTTGATTAGTCGTTGTGCGTAGCCATCCGAACTGTACGTGTGATTTAGTGCTGAAGCAACAGTTATGCTCACACCGGCTTGCACCGAAGCTATCTCTACCACTTCTGTCCAACCGTAGTCCTCAGCGGCCTGAAGCCTCATGTGTGCGTTCTGCGCTACAGTGAAAGTGCCTGCTGTTGCTGCCGTAAGTGTAACCGTCTTTGTCTCGTGGTTTACAATCAGGATGGTTGCATTCTCGTCAGCAGTATTGTCATCATGCAGCGTTACTGCGCTACCTGCCTGGAAAGGCAATGTGTTTTCACAAGTAAACGTTGCTGCGGCAATACAATCGGTTGCCAAACTAACTGGCCATGTTTCATCGCGCACCAACACATGCTGCCCAGCAATCATACCAGTCGTGGTTGTCATAGGGATAACGGTATCACCAGTGTTGCAACCATCACCAGTGATCGGCTGACTACCCACACGTTGACGAGTCGCCAACCACCAAGTGCCACCTGCTGCTAGTGCATTAACAAGCGTAGTCTCTACAGCAGTCGTATCATCGGAGTAAGTTGCGGTAAAGGCCACCGTAAGGTTTACAGCACCTATTGCACTACCAACAACTTCAATAACCAATGGCGCATAGGTGACATTGCTTGGCAACACGTTGGGATACGTCGGTGCGTTGCCACGATAAGCCCGAACTAACTCCACGTTTTCGACTAAACATAGATAAGCATTAGTAATTTCACCGCCCTGCGTAGCTGTCCAAGCATCTTTGAGATTGTATCCAATCCGGTAATGCTTATCAGTTAAAGCAGCAAGTACACTTGAGTATGTGCCATTGTCGCCACTGACGTACCATGTCTGGAAGCCTGCAAACATACTGCTAAAATCACTGAAGAAGGCGTTGAGGGTTATCGGAGTCTCCTCGTGCAAAAGCCGTTGCTCCATATCGGTAACATTCTCAAGAACATGTTCCCCCGCAACTTCTACATCACCTGTCCGCATAATTACGCTGGTGAAATCATCAGTCTCAGCAAAAGCCACAGACTTCACCAAATTCTGCAATACAGCAGCGGACAAGTCCCACTCCTTAACTGCTGTAAAATCATCAACTTGTGGCATGATTAAATCTCCTTACAGAGTCACGGCTCCCTGTAAATGGTAAACGTCAATGCTGAGTTGTATCGCTACTGCTCGGAGCGTAGCTGAACCTTCTTCTAACGGTGCTGTTGGGTCGTCAGACTTGAAGGTGACGTCTGTGGCTATACCTCCTAAGTCGTACTTATCTCTGAAGCAAGCCCTTAAGCCATCACGCCACTTGTTTATAATTGTGAGTGTGTCATCTCTTTTGCGACCTGTAATCCAAACTACTAAGTCAAATTGGTAGCGATCCATAGCCATACCGTCTTGCAGTACACCTAAAGCGTCAATCCCCCGACAGGTTTCCCAAAGTGCTTCACTACCATTATCAAAGATTAGGACAGCAGGACAGTCTACAGCATGGATTTCTTCTGACTGATGATGATAGGTTACGCCTCTCAGCAAAGATAAAGGAAGGTAATCCTCCAAATGCTTTGCCATTATGTCCTCAACGGCATAAGCTACCTCATTAGTAATTGTAGGCAACCTGTCTCTGAGCATCTAGTAGCCTATCTCCCAAGCCTGTCTTGGGCGGCTCAAGTCAAAGTCAAGTATGTAATCCACTACTATATCAGCTATGTCATCAACATTACCTTGAGTTATACGGATTGGTGGACGAGCTGGCATATAACTGGTATGCTTTGTAGCTGAAGTTTCTATAAGTTCTACTGTGTGAGTACCAGTTCTTAGGTATCCTGCAAAGCCAGAACGACGCCCTTCTGCATGTATGCCACCTAAATCATGCCTTCCGCTCACTGGATAATGCGAACCCCAAGCAAGACTACGCGACCGTTTTTCTACATGATGAGTGCCTGAGGGATCAGTCATAGAACCACGAAAACGACCTGTTAAAGTCATAATTGGCATACCTGGATAATGCTTCTTCTTCCAAGCAGCATATCGTGGCGACAACTCTTCCCACTTACTATGTTCTTTTGTTTGCCCCTCTTTAGCAAACAACTGCCGCTCTGCTTCATAGAGAATATCCAGCACTTTATCCCACACAGGGTATAGTTCTCGCGCACGCCCTTGCGCTGTCCGCAAATACCGCTGTAGACCCATCTGCGCTATTTCCTTTGCATCTAGCTCAATTGTTGTTTGCATTACCAATGATCCTCGTGGAGAACTCCACCAGTAACATTATCTCGTTTGAATACGGCAGCCGGTCTGTCGCCACCATCGTAAGGAACATACTGCAATGGGTCAGCAGCAGCTTCAGCATCATCGGGTGCAGCAAGAGCTTCTAATGCAGCTATCAATTCCTCAGCCATTTGGTCGAGATAAGTAGCCCACCACGCATTTTCCTCAGTGCCTTCCGCAGATAGCGATTCACGTAAGTAGGCTGCTGCTGCCCACATCCCACAAACCTTTTTGGCAACTGCAAAGCTCTCTGGATCGTCAACTAACGTAAACGGCACATCATACATCCGCCGCAGGCGACCATCAAATCGCTCGTCCATTACCTCACTAAGCGCTTGCAGTTTAGGGATGTCAACATCGCCAACCGTTGTATTGTCAAGGTACTGGCGGGCATCAGCCCAGTTGATGTAATGTGCTGCCATCAGCTTTATTCCTTAGCACTACTAATGCCTTGGAAATCATCAGTAGCATCTGGATTAGTTAGAGCTATAAGACCTTCCTTGATCAACCTGCGATTCTGAATTTTGCCTAGTTCCTCATTCAAGTCCCACACCTTCTGCCCTTTGGCCTTACTTATCTTTTTGCCCAAGTCTCTACAAGCATCGGCGCGAATTTGTGCAAGATAACCACCAGCTACCCCTCTCACATCACAATCTCGGCAAATCTCCAATGCATTATCTGCCTCAACCTCTAACCACTTGATCGCCTCTTCCTGTGTAAACTGCTGTAACTCAGTAAAGGCAATCATATTCTCCTTAGATATTGGATTCTTCTCTGCTTCTGTCGCTTTTAACGTATTCAATCCTGTCGTTTCCATTTGTCTTTTCCTCCTTATGTTATAGCTACAAATACGGCAGTTAACGTCGTGGGACCACCTGTACTAAAAGCACCCAAGCGGATATACGGAGCAGGGATTGAAATACCTATTGGGGACGACTGCCCAGTAGCAACCACCGCTACGTTAAGTGCTAACACCCACTTATCACCAAGACCTGCGGTAGCGTGAATCAAAACGGGGAACCAAGTTATCCCATCATGGCTAATCTGCAAATTCAGTGTCACAAAACTACCAGGCGCTCCTATTGTCCAATCTACGAGAACGGTGCCCCATTTCCATGCCCCAAGGGACGTAGGCCCTTGCGTAGAAGCAATGGGATAATATGTAGGGACTACCCCAACAGCAATTGCCTGATCCGTACAGAAATAGGGAGTCTTAACTCCTTCCATCAGAACTCACCTCTCTGTTTAGATTAGACGTAGAAAGTAGCTGGGTTAACGTAGTTTGCTCCACCAAGAAACAGAGCTACGCCAGCACCCTGAGCAGTAATTGTTGCGCTAGTCCGACGAACAGCTTCTTCTATGAAGAGATATTTGACCATTAAGCTCTCATCACCAGCAGCAACATCAAACAGCATCAGGTCTTTCACGTTCCGATTCCCATTATCTCCACCTTCAGGTATGCGCCAATCCATTGGTTTAAGATCCAGAGAAATCATCAGGATATAGTCCTCTGGAATCCAATCTTCAGCATAGACAGGCACACCCGCAGCCATAAACGGTGCCCCAAAACCTAGCTTCTGGAGGTCCGCCATAACTGGTGTAGCCATTGGGCCTGCCCCAACCGCAGCAGCCCACTCGGTGTTGTTTACAATGTTGGTTGCCTGTGTAGTATGCGTAAAGGCAACTACATTTTGGGTATAACCGTGCTCGCCGATATGCTGCTTCATTGCCGTGAAATGCGCCAGCAAAGGCACACCAGCGACATTAGCCGCCAAATAATGGGTATGTGCAGCAACGAAGCGGTTCATCTTGAAGTTCGGAGGAACAATCGTCGCGTTGTACCACCCACCTGCCGTATTCCACAAAGCACGCCTAACCACAACTTCCTGAAGTAGGCGATCATCAGAGTCGAGGATTTCGGCATTATGCTCTCGTACCTCATCAGAGCTAATACCATCCTCATAGGCATGAGCAGTTATGCCAGTGCCAATGACCCAACGCCGAGGAGCCTCCAGATCAATATCATGCCGTCCCACATGCTGGTAATCAGGCTGAGTAGTATCCTCTCCTGACTCCTGGAACCGCATACTCCGCGTTCGTATCGTTGCTGTACGCTTCGTCGTAGGTGCTCGACAAAGCAGCGTCTTAAAGTTTCTATCCATCTCATTATGTCGCTCTACCGAATCCCGAAACTCATTATACAGGAGAAGCAGAGGGACATCATCGGTTGTCAACGCACCTGGTGTACCTGGCATATTAGCCACCTCCATCAAGAATTACTGATATGCACTACGCGCTAGAACTTGAGCTGCTTGAACTAGTCGAGCTGCTGCTCGAACTGCTCAAGGACGAACTAGAACTGCTGCTACTCTGCTGTGTGTCGGCAACAACCTGATCAAGGCAAATCGTGAACTTGTTGCAAGGCGAGAGGCCTTGTATATTTGCCATCTCAAGTTCGGGTACAGCAATACCGACAATCTGTGCCGTATCTCCAGCTACTGGCGAGATTGTGCCTGGCACATTTCCAAGGTAAACTGGTGCCCCTGGGAAAAGATCAACAGTGGTACGCATGATCTTCCCGATAAACTTGATCGAGACGATTTCACCCTCAGCACAATCAGTCTCCGCGAAACCTATGCAACCCATCTCCTCAATACCAGCACCGGCACAAGCCAGCCTCGCCAACCCGTTTGGTGCCGAGATAGAAACTGCTTCACAACAAGCTATATCCTCACCCGCCGTTGCCTGAAAACACCTGTCATCACTAAGGTATTTAGACATAGTTAACACTCTCCTTTACAAAAGTTAAGGTACTACTAAATGAGACTCGATCTGTAAAAGCCACTCGGTTGAACTAATAGCTACCCCGACTACTTGAAGCAAATCACCTGTAACTGCTGGTGCCGTTTGAGTTACTTCGCCATCAGTTGTTGCAAGATACATCCAAGCACCAGGAGTAAGCCCTGTCGCCCCCGCCACCTTTCCCTCACGCTTCACCTCAAGTATCGCTCCAACAGCTTTTATTGTTTCAGATACACCAATGGCTGGACCGTCTTGGTCAGCACCAACACCAGCGTTTGCTTTATATGCAAGACCATCTGCAGCGTGAATTGAAATCAAGTCACACGCAATTATTGGATCACCCGCTGTGGGCTGACAAGCATCAGCTATATTGGCGTATTCTTGTGCCATTGCTTAACCTCTAACTAATCTCGTTTCTACAATCTGCTCGTATGCTTGACGGAAACCGATTTTATCCGTCGCCGCTATCTTCTGCACTTCTTTCTTAGTCTGATCAGTAATCTGCTTCTGTTCCAGCCACTGCTCATCACTCAATTCGCCAGTCGCCGTGATAGCACTAACCGCTCCCACCTCACCCATTATTACAGTATCCATACTACCACCATACTTTTCCATGTGAGTCTGGATAGCTTTGATAGATTCCTCGCCAGGGTTAACTTGAGCAGCAACCAGCAGACTAATCGCAGCAGGAGAATAACGCTTGTTATCGCCGAGGTCAACAGCAGCGATTTCCTTGTCCAACTTAGCTTCCTTGATTCCATGCTCTAGAACATCCACACGTTCGGTCAATGTATGAGTAGCCGCAAGCGCCTTGTCTTTGGCTTCTTGTTCTTGCGTAACCGATAGCTCTAGCTCTTTCACTTTCGCCTGAGCTTCAGCAAGTTGCTCTTCCAAAGACTCATCTTCTGTGCCAGCATCTCCACCTTCATCTTCATCATTATTAGCAAAACCTGCAGTAAGAGCTACCCACTGCTCCTCTGTCTCAACACCCTCCGTCATCTTTCCCCATTCATCGTCAGTAACTTCACCATTCAGGTCAACGTACTTTGTTCGTGCTTCTTGGTTGTTCATGTTCAAACCTCCTGTTGGTGTAATAGCAACATCTGCATGATTATACTCAGAGGCCGCAATCTGAAGTTCGGGTTGCTGCCTAAAGAAAGGCCGAGTGCAAAGCGCACCTGCCTTCAATGCACTAGTTTTAGCATAAGGATTCTCACCGATATAGAAAGTTGCCGAAAGATACTTATAACGACCATCCTCTATTGCTGTAACCCCATCTCCTGTCCACTTAATCCCAGCCCAAAGAGCATCATCGCGCATTTCCAACTTTTCAACCCAACCAAATGCACCTTCACTCCGCAGATTGTGAACCCCATCTTCATCAATCGGTACACCCGCCTGTAAGGGAATGCCTGCCTCAAAATTAGAAATTATTTCCTGTAAGTCAGAAAGTTTAACCTCAAACTCACCAAATTGCTGGTGCTGCCACTGCCCCACATAGATTACAGGATGCCAGACAAGCTCCTGAGCCTCAGCCTCTTTTACGGAAGGCGCAACAGCAAGCGTAATAGCTTGCGCGGGACCTTCATTGATATACACAAGATTTGTCGCTGGTTTCACTTTGACCCACATCCCCAAAAGCAAAACGGGAAGGCTAAACTGTAACCTTCCCGTAGGATTACTCCCGAATGAATTAGGTGAGCGCTCACCATTTGTGCCGTCAGGCGGGTACTGACTTGTCGCTACGCGATCAACGTAGCCAAGGCACTTTTTCAGTTGTCTAAACTATTTTAGCACAAAACAGCATTATTGTCAAGAGGTATTCTAAGGCTTATCATCTTCTGCTTCAGATTTTTCCCCACGCTTACTCAACAGATAGATAAAATACAGCACCAAGTACGAAACAACCCAGCCCACAATAAACCCCAGCCATCGTTCCGAAATAAAGAAAGTCATCATTCAGTCCTCTCTTCTGTACTTTTTGGTATTCTTTCTTCTATTGATTGTCCTTCTTGCAATTCCGGCAAGCCAAGTTCCTCTCGTGCATACTCTTCTACATCTCTTGGCAAAGGAGATTTAGGATCAAACAACTTATTAAGAGATTGAGCAAATGCGAACGCATCACGTGTTCCTATGGGGCCGTGAACCAGACGAGGATTTTTCACATTTTCGTTAGTATTGTAACGCACTATTTGGTCAATAGCATACCGATTGAAAGAAGAGGCAAACCAGTCTGCGGCTGTTTCAAGCGTCATAAGAAAGAAAGTGGTACTGTCACGGCTAAGTGCCCAAGCACCTGAGTCACCGCCCTGAGCAAGCCCTACGAATTGACCGAGAACAGTTTGGAGCATAGCCTGATGCTGCCGCTCAATATGCGACTCAAACGGTACATCAGCAGGCCCTGGCTCTAGCATCTCTATTGTCCAGCCCTCAGGCGTAACCAAAGAAGCATCAGATGCTGAACGCAAGTTCTTCAATATAGTTATTACATCATTGCGCTCACTTGCTGTATATCCTTCAGGTGGCCCATTAGCAACCCAGATTCCGCAAGCTTGCCGCTCAATCCTGATA